AAGCCTCTGAGGGAAGAGAAGCTCAATAACTGGATTGAGATGGAACCATCTGAGTTCTGTGATGATGAGATGTTCCGTAACTATAAGCGTAACGAGATCCTGGTTGATCTGTCTATGACTCCCCAGACAATTAAGGATCAGGTCGTTACTGTCTACAATGAGCAGGCAGGCAAGGGCCGAGCGAAGTTGTTCAATTACTTTATTGACAATAAGCTGAAACACCTAATGGAGTCAATTAACGAGTTCTGATATGAGAAAACTACCTATTTCACACATTATTACCAATGCAGCTGCATTAAAGACTGAGGCTGAGAAGGTTCAGTATTTGCAACAGCATAACTCTACTGCACTGACAACGGTCCTTCAGTATGCATTAGACAAGCGTGCTAAGTGGGATTTGCCAGCTGGAGATCCTCCTTACAAGCCTTCTGACCTGACATTCGACAATGAAGGTATGTTGTATTCAGAAGCACGCCGATTGTATCTGTTCCTTGAGGGTGGTAATCCTAATCTGACACAGTTCAAACGAGAGATGTTGTTCATTGGTCTATTAGAATCGATACATCCTGATGATAGTAAGATCATTCTGATGGCTAAGAATAAGAAAATGCCTAAGGGTATCACAAAGAAAATTGTTAATCTGGCATTTCCTGGGTTGATTGATGATGGCGAAGAATAATAAAAGTTTTCGTGATTTTGTTAATGAAGAATATGGGGATGAATTCTACTCAGAGAAGAGATCCCGCCGCTCTAAACGCCTTGAGCGGGATAAATATCGTCGTACGAAGTACATTGACGAATATGATGACGAGGACTATTATTAATGCCTACGTATGAGTTCCATAACACCGAGACAGGTGATCAGTGGGAAGATATTATGAAGTACGAGGAGTATAAGCAGTTCCTCCTAGACAATCCCCATATCAGACCTGTCTATACAATCAATATGATCAGCGGTGCTGGTGATAAGATCAAGACCGATAGCGGGTTCAATGACATGTTAGGGAGGATTGCGGCAGCCAATCCAACAACTCCATTGGCTGATAAGCATGGTTCCAAAGGAATCAAAGAATCCAAAACAAGAGCTGCGGTTAACAAGTTTAAGCGTAACTCTTCCCAACAATAAAGGCGTTTTTGTGAACAACAATCCCAGACTTACGAAGAGACAAAAGAGAATTCTCAGACAGAATGGCGAACACGATCTAATCCACAAACCGACTATCAAATCAGAAAACTTCAGACTCAAGAACATTGCTCCCCTAACAGAGAACCAACGACTGACATTTGATGCTTTCCAGGATGGTCAGCATCTGATGCTCCATGGTATGGCTGGCACAGGTAAGACATTCATCTCTATGGCTCTGGCATTGGAAGAGTTGTTTGGTGGTGAGTCGAGACAAGATAAGATCGTCATCATTCGATCAGTCGTTCCTACACGTGATATGGGATTCCTTCCTGGCTCACATAAAGAGAAGATGGCTGTCTATGAGGCTCCATACAATGCTATCTCATCTGAGCTATTCGGTCGTGGGGATGCATACGACATTCTAAAGAACAAGGGTGCTGTGGAGTTCATGTCGACATCATTCGTTCGTGGGATCACATTGTCCAACTGCTATGTCATCGTCGATGAGATCAACAATATGACATTCCATGAGCTGGATTCGATCATCACTCGTATCGGCAACAACTGTAGATTGATCCTTTGTGGTGACTTTAGACAGTCTGACCTCACCAAGGAGCAGGAGCGCAATGGTCTAAAAGATTTTATGAAAGTTGTTGACAAATTAAACGACTTCTCCTATATTGAATTTGAACAACAGGACATTGTGCGTTCGAAGCTTGTGAAGGAATATATAATTGCTCGTGAAAAACTCGGTCTCCAACCGTAAAGAATTCAATCTTAATCTGCTGACCTTTGATACTCTTCCTCGTGTAGAGGTTGATGGTGTTCGTCATTATACCAACGGAACAGAAGACTTCAAGTATCCTTCTGTGACGACTGTTCTCGATAAGATGACAGACAAGACTCATCTGATTGAGTGGCGAAAGCGTGTAGGAGAACAAGAAGCCAATCGTGTCAGCAAGTTTGCCACGACACGTGGTACTGCTGTTCATACAATGGCAGAGAATTATGTTCTGGGTGAGGATGTAGACCTCTCTATGCCTGGTAACAAGATCATCTTTGATCAGATCAAGAAGGTCTTGGATTCGAATGTCGACAATGTGATTGCATCTGAGTCCACTTTGATCTCTCATAAGTTGAAGGTCGCTGGGACGACTGACTTGATTGCTGAGTATGATGGTAAGCTATCGATCATTGACTATAAGACTGCCTCCAAGCGTAAGCGTAAGGAATGGATTGAGAATTACTTTCTCCAGTCTGCGATGTATTCGTATATGTTATGGGAGATGACTGGGATCATGGCTAAGCAGATCGTCATCATCATTGGTATTGATTCAGAGCCAGAAGCTCAGGTATTCAAGGTCAATCCAGCTGACTATATCGAGAAGGCTGCTCAGATGTGTAGAGACTATCATGACCTTCCTCGTTAAGGCATATCGCTTCGGCTTTGTCAATGAGCATAATTATATTGTCTACTGTGGATCAGATAGAGACATAGCATATGATATTGCTGAGGAAGAAGCTCATGAGCGAGGCGGTAAGTATGGTATGCTGATCCTTGAGTATCCAGAAGATGGTATCGATCCTATCGCAGTAGACTATCTCTCATCATCAATGGGAGAGGATCGTCTCAAGCATAACTGGATGCATGAGAAGAGACAGTACTTGCAATCTGCCCTAGAAGACTATCTCACTAGAAGAATCACAGACACTCAGCTAAGAGATAAGGTAGCAAGCATTAACGGAATAATGGAAAGAGTAATAGAAATGGAGAAGAAAAATGGAAAACCAAACTGAAGAACTAGTACTGACAACGCCAGCAGAAGATGTGATTGATCGTATTGATCTAGAACAAGACATCAATCGTTTCCTACAGATTCTAGATGAGATTGATCTACTATTAGAGTATTGCCTAGAGTCAAATGATACAGAATTCACTAGAGACAACATCAGTAACTATCTGATTGGTCTGAAGACGATCTATGCAATCAAAGCAAGAAAGATCGATAGTACATTCGAACATATGATTCAAACAGGTCAGTTCAAGTAATGTATATCCTAGAGAAAGTATCATCGCCTGGCTGGACACTCGAAGCAGAAGAGATCGATATCTGTCTCCGTGTGCTCGAGCAGTCTGTCTGCAAGCATTGTAAGATGACCAAGCAGGACTATGATACTTTCCTAGATTCATACTGGGCCGACACCGAACATTCTAGTAATGAATTCACCAATGAAGACTATGAGCCAGATGAATTCTTCCCTGATCATTATAAAGATATGTCTCCAATAGAGAAGATCGAAGCACTACTGGCAACAGCTTGCGGTTTGGAATATGAGTATGATATTGCTCGAGTGGAAGGACCAGATGAGTACTAATAGAATAGAAGAGCTCGAACAAGAAGTCGATCGTCTCAAAAACCTAGTAGAGATATACAATAAGATCTTCACTCATAACCTTGTGCCAGACAAAGGATATTATTACTTTATCTGCGGAGAGCAAGGACCAAAGGATAGCTCAGGCCTGCCCAATAAGATTCTTGTCTGTCCTGCATATGGATGTGATTGGTTTCAAGTATATCAAGATACAGGCGAAGTACATGGAACGGAATGGTAATATGACTGATCAAGAATATATTGAAGAGCTGAGACTCGCTGTGAAGACTCTGATTACTCTACTAGAAAGAGAGCAAGAAGCCAGAGATAGAGCTGAACAACTCTGTATTAAGTATCAGAAGAAACTGCTAGGAATAAAGGAAAACAGCAATGAAACTTAGTAAGATTAAGCTGGACATCTATGAATGGATAGTAGTTATCTGTACGGCTCTCACTGCGATTATCTGCGTAGATCTGGTGTTTTTCGGCGGAATTTAATTTTTAATTAAATTAAATCGATTATATGTGTGGTTAAAGGAAGGTAGAACGTGGATATTCCCTCATTGCACGAAGTACATCAATGGCTGGATTCCGGCGGGAAAATGCAATACCAAACAGTTAGCTGTTCTGTCTGCAACGCTGAATTCCCTGTCGAAGCCACTGCTATTCACTCCTGTGCCCCCTATCTGAAAGCCGCTATTGATGAGCTTGGAACGACTGTACGGGAGCTGGAACGCAAGTACGCTGAGATGGAAGACAGGCTGCAGATGTATGAGAGTGATGGCCGTTGACCTTTTCTGAATAATCCGGGATAAGGGTTATGCAAGGAAAGGAACAGAGAATGAAAAAAGGCGAACTTCTAGGTAAAGTATTAGTTCTTGCTACCAATGCTCACGCAGGTCAGTTCGATCGCGGTGGTAAGCCATACATCCTCCACCCGATAAAGGTTATGCATTATCTCAAGACAGATGATGAAGAGCTGCAGTGCGTTGCTCTGCTTCACGACGTGGTTGAAGATACCAAGACCACATGGCAGGATCTGGAAGACATTGGTTGCACCGTCCGGGTTATCAATGCTGTTCGGGTGCTTACAAAGGTGCCAGGCGAGAGCTACGATCAATACAAACAGAGAGTGCTCGCTAGCGAAGATGCAATGCTAGTTAAGATGGCTGATCTCCGTCACAACACTGATATCCGCCGATTGAAGGGTATCACTCAAAAGGACATTGATCGTATAGCTAAGTACAATCAATTCTATCTCGAGATCCTAGCCAAGCAATATAGTCGTTGACCTTTTAATCAAAAACTCCTATAAGGAGATATAAGATGATGAAAAGGAACGATACGATGGAAGTTTTTGCTTTGATGGGTGGCTG